GACCTGAGCAGCATCAAGGCGAGTGGCTTCCAGACACGGTCGGCTCGCTGATGCGATTCGGTGCGCTGCGCGGCGTGTCGATCGGTTTCACGCCGCAGGCGGGCGGCATGCGTCAGGCGAGCAAGGCGGACATCGAGCGATACGGCTCAGGCGTGAAGCGCGTGTTCTCGAAGTGGACGCTCCTCGAGGTGTCGGTCGTGTCGATCCCTGCGAACCAAGAGGCGCTGATCACGGCAGTCAGCAAAGGACTCGTCACGCTCGACCGTGCCCGTCAAATGGACGCATCGCTACCTGACAATCAGCCGCAGGTCGTGAAGCACCGTGTGTCGATTGTCGTGCCGAACCTCGGCTTCGATGACGCGACGACGGCAGCACGCATCGCGCTCGCACGCGCGCGCGGTCGGCTCTCGATCTGACCCGCCTATACTTCCGCAAACGGTGACTCGAGCCGATGGCGCAAGCCGTGCGGATGGGTCGGACGAGGCGTCAAACACTACATCGCAACTCACGCGCATTCGCGCGTCAGGAGTCACTACATGAAGACTGTCACTGTCGAGCAGTTGCAGAAGAACCTGCAGGCGCTCGCCAACCAAGTCGGCGCAAAGCGATACGAGGAAGCCAAAGCACTCGTGCTCAACGACCTCGTCATCGTGGACGCTGACGGCAATCCAGTGGACCCCGCCAACATCGAGTACCAAGTCGTGCTGCAGCCCGCTGCGGTCGAGGAGGACGGGATGGACGGCGAGAAGCCCGCTGAAGAGCCAAAGGCAGACGAGCCCGTCAAGGCGCTCGTCGATGTTGCTGCACAAGTCATCCGTGCCGAGATCAAGACCTCGAGCACTCACCCACTCAAGAACAAGGACCTCAACATGAACATCAGCGCTCCGCTCGTCTCGAGCAAGCACTTCCGCACAAGCGAGGAGGCGTACGGCTTCGGCAAGTTCATCCTTGCCGCGCGCGGTCACGCCAAGTCCAAGCAGTGGTGCCTGGACAACGGCATCTTCACGAAGGATCACCTCGAGAGCAACAACACTCTCGGCGGCTTCCTCGTGCCAGATCAGTACAACAACACCATCATCAATCTGCGCGAGCAGTTTGGCATTTTCCGTCAGAACGCGAATGTCGTTGCGATGAGCAGCGATGTCCTGCAGATCCCGCGTCGCACTGCAAACCTCTCGGCGTACTTCGTCGGCGAGGGATCAGCAGGCACGGAGAGCACGCAGAACTTTGACCTCGTGTCGCTCGTCGCTCGCAAGAGCGTCGTGCTGACTCAGATCAGCGGCGAGTTGTCGGAAGACAATGTCGTCGGTCTGGCTGACCAGATCGCAGGCGAAATGGCGTACGCGCAGGCGAAGTTGGAAGATCAGTGCGGCTTCATCGGCGACGGCACATCGACCTACGGCGGCATGGTCGGTCTCGCGTCTGCAATCCTTGCAGGCGGAACCTCGACTGCCACGAGCACGGCGTTCTCGAGCATCACGCTCGCACAGATTCGCGCTGCGATGGCACTGCTGCCGCAGTACGCGGACAACGCCAACACCAAGTTCTACATGCATCGCACCGTCTTCAACACCATCTGCCAGCGACTGGCTGAGACTGCAGGCGGCGCAAGCGTGGTCGAACTGGCGGACGGCGCGAACAAGGCTCGGTTCCTCGGATACCCTGTCGTGTTCTCGCAGGTGATGAACAGCACCACGGGCAACGGCGCGGTCGCAATGCACTTCGGTGACATGCGACAGGCTTCGCTCCTCGGCGACCGCAAGGTCAACCAGATCGCCTTCTCCGACTCCGCCTTGAGCGGCTTCGAGAGCGACTTGGTCACGGTGCGCGGCATCTCACGCTTCGACATCAACAACGCCAATGTCGGCACGGCATCCGTTGCCGGCAGCATGGTCACCCTCAAGGCTGGCGCCTAATACAGAAAGGACCCTCACAATGCAAGTTTTCCAAGGTGTCAAGCATGTCAACGCGATCCCGATCCAGTCGTGCGCG